GATCTGGTGAAAAGCCGACTTGGTTATGAGTACGATTTGAAGGATGCTTTGAAGCACAACCCGACAACGATAATGGCCGGGGATGATATTTGTGCAGTCGCGTTACGCCGGATTGAAGAACTAGAAGCCGCTGTAGAATGGCAGTGTGGCAGGGCGGTTGCCTGCACGGAAGCAGGCCCGAAGAACCATGTTTCAAGAAATACATGCCGTCATCAGATTTTAAATCAAAGGACAAAACCAATGAGTGATTTTTTTGACTGGTTGACCTATCGCGCACCAGACTGGGTTTATGCAATCGCCGCCATATGCGTCTCTGTTCTTTTGGTATCTATGACCTTCTTGTCTATTGTGGCACTGGTCGCCGGATATTGGATAATCCCTCTGCTTATTTGGATAGTGGCTCCGGCAGCTTTGGTTGTCTGGACGTACTTGAACGAAAAGGACAAGACAGATGACCAAGAGTGAAAGCACGAAGTGCGCCGATTTTCAATTTAAAGATCTGGTGAAGCGGGCAAAGGAAGCTGCGGCAAACGCACCAAACCGCGACTTATTGTTTGACCTTGCCGACTACATAGAAGAATTGGAGGCCGCTGTCGAATGGCAGCGTGGTGGGGCAGAAAAGGCAGAGGCCGAAAACGCGCAACTGCGGGAGGCTTTGGAGGGATTATTGGCTCTTATGCCTGATGACGAAGGGCCAGAGATTGATGCAGCCCGCGCCGCGCTACAGGAAGGGAAGGGTGATGCGCCTCGTATCCAACAACGCTGATGCCAGTCCAAAATAGAATCACACACCTACCTGAGCAGCTCCCGTAGCTGCTCCATTGTTTACGGACCCGGAGAAAAGCTCATTCACCATGTCCGTAACTACTACATTATCCATTAAAATCAAATACTTGGTAGGCCCGGAGGGACTCGAACCCCCAACCAAAGCGGTCTCTGCGGGGCTATATTTTTCAATGACTTATGGACAGCCTTTTCTGTAGCTTTGTGTGAGGTTACCTCAACAGTACCCTTTACTGATCCGCAGGATTCGGTATACTTCCAGCCATGTACACATACAGAGAACAGCGCCAGATGCTTGACCCGGTTCGCCTGCGTGAAGGGGAATCAAAACGGATCGATTGCCCCTTCTGCGGAGGCCGGAAGACCATGAGCCTCAGTCGCCGGGATGGACGCCGGATGTGGCACTGTTTCAAGGCCAGTTGCGCCATCTCCGGTACCAGCAAGACAGAACGCACTGTAGAGAGCCTGAGAGCGTCTCTGAGAGAATCTACAGACGCGGCGACTGCACAGCCCACCAAGACCCCTATCCCCGAGCGTCTCTCGTCTGTGGACCGGCATGCGGTGGCGACGGAGTATCTGAAGCAGAACGGGTGCTGGGAAGCCTATCAATCCGGTTTAGTCGAGATCCGGTACGATCCTGCAGACCGTCGTGTTCTGTTTTTCATGCCCGACAGACGGGGTGCAGTAGGTCGTACCCTTCGCGGGGCCAAGCCAAAATGGAAGGCTTATGGTGATACCAGTGGTGTCCTTCAGGTCGGTTCGGGTAGCGTTGGGGTAGTAGTAGAGGACGCTGCTTCGGCGGCATCAATTTCAAGGTTGCCGTTTTGTTCCGGTTGCGCTTTGCTGGGTACGCATTTAAGTGTACTTAAACGGTCGCAGCTGATGTTGTTTGAAAGGTTGGTAATTGCACTCGACAAGGACGCATCAAAGAAGGCCGTCAAACTTCAACAGCGTTTTGAGGGACGCATACCGACGACAGTGTTGCTGTTAGAAGAAGATCTGAAACATCTAACTGTCACGGATTTAGAAAGGCTTAAACTATGAAAGCTCGAGGCCTCATACTCATCGACTACGAACTACCTAACGGCTATGTGGACGCTGCCGAAGAGCAGAAGAAGCTGCAAGAGGCTATGGAAAAACTGACTGACGGGAATCCACGGGTGAAATATCGCCAGTGTACTGTTAAAGAGCGACGGGGCGAAGGACACCCGGATATCAATAAGCTGAAGATCCGGTCCTCCTGACTAAAACAATCTGTAAATAGCTGCCAAGCAAGCCCCTCAGTCTTTTCTGGGGGGTTTTCTTTTGCGTCCATTCGTGTATTCTAGTTACCTCAATTGGTACGGAGTTGCGACCTTATGCTGGATGCATCACTTATAAAATCTCTTTTGAGTCACGAGGTATATCAGGACACCAATCCGCGTCTACGAGCGGATTTGTTCGGCGAAGACTTCCGTGATCTCTACAAGGCAGTGGACGAGGCCCACAAGAAATACTCGACGGACCTGTCGCTGGACGAGGTCTGGGCGGTCTGGGAGCTAACGAACCCGGTTGCGACCCGTGCAGAGCGGGCGGAGATAAAAGACATCATCGACGATGTTCGTAAGGCCGAGGGGCTGAACGAAGAACTGGCGAAGGATGCGGTGGAGACCCTCTGGCGTCGGTCTATGGGCAAGCAGATTGCTGAGTATGGTCTGGAGATGTCGGAGGGCCAGAACGAGGCCATGTCGAAGCTGCAGGCGCTACTGGAGCGTCATGCGGAGGGCTGGATGCCGGATGATTTCGGTGACCCTACGTCCGACGATCTCGTGGAGCTGATCAAGAAGGTCGGCGATGACGGTCGATGGAAATTCAACATCGAAACCCTGTCTCGGTACGTCCACGGCATCGGGCCGCAGGAATTTGGGATCATCTTTGCCACGCCGGAGACCGGTAAGACTGCCTTTGTGGTCTCTTTGGCTGTCGCACCGGGAGGATTTGTTGATCAGGGAGCCAAAGTCCTGATCTTGGGCAATGAGGAGTCCACGGAGCGGACACAGGTCCGTGCGGCCTCTGCGGCGACTGGTTTGACGGCTCTCGAGATCGCCGATGACCCAGAAAAGGCCCGTCAGATATATAGAGCCAGAAAACAGGATCGGCTGATCTTCAAGGATACGCAGGACTGGGACTTGGACCGGATCGAGGCTTACATAAGCAAGCAGAAGCCGGATGTCGTATTCATCGACCAAGCCGATAAGGTCCAGATCGGTGGCCTGTTCAACGCCGGACATGAACGCCTGCGGGAACTTTATCGCCGACTGCGCGAGGCAGCAAAGCGTCATAATTGTGCGGTATTCGGACTGTCGCAGGCCTCAAATGACGCCACCGGCAAGACCAGAATAACTTACGACATGATGGAAGGGAGCCGGATAGGCAAAGCGGCAGAAGCCGACTTGATTATCGGCATAGGTAAGCATGCGGGTAGCAGCGAGGACACTGAACCCGATCACTCCCGATTTTTGACCATATCCAAGAACAAACTGTCGGGCTGGCACGGGACGATTGTTTGCAACATTCAGCCGGAGGTATCTCGCTATGTCGAATAAGGAAATGTTTGTACCGCTGTCTCCGGCGGAGTTGTCGGCCTGTCGTCAGGCGGCGACATTTCGGTGGCAGATGGCCCGCGCAGCCGGTGTCGAGAACCAGCGTCGTGACGGTAACCGCAGCGATGAGGACGTGGATTATCTAGGTATCCGGGCGGAACTGGCTGTCGCCAAGTTGTACGGCCTCGATTACTCGCCTCATCACCTTGGTGTGGACGATGGCGTCGACATGTACTGTGAGACGACGTCCATCGACGTCAAAAGCACCTTCCACACCACCGGCAAGCTGCTCCTGAAGAGCAAGAAGTTCGTGACTGCGGATTTGTATATTCTGGTCACGGCCTGTTCGGACGAGAGCCTGATGCGGGTCGTGGGCGGGATCACTTCAGACCAGTTTCTGGAACATTGCGTGAAAGAAGACCTCGGCCACGGCAATGGTCTGTCCCTGACACAGGATAAGCTGGCCGCTCCCAGCGCAGTGTGGAGGTTCTTGATGGGAAAACGGTTCTTGGCCGTCAGCAAATTGTATGAGGCCGCAGCATGATCACCAAAGAGGACATTCAGCGGTTCATCCAAAATGGATTTGGGCCGGACCCGGAAGAGCAGGCAAACGACCTGCCGCCCAGAACACGCAGCTACCCGTGGCTCGACTACTGGTGGACGCTGTTCAAAAACATTGGAGGAAAGCAGTAATGAAGGCGATTGTTCTGGATCTAGAGACCACCGTACAGACCACTAACGGAGAGACAGACAACAGCCCCTTCCACCCAGATAATAGCTGCGTGTCAGCCCACTGGCGGATGGTCGAGGATGGCGTCATAGGAGACGCACAGAGGCTCGTATGGAACCATAACGAACAGGAACGCCCTGACCCCCGCCAACCCCTTCAAGACGCCCTCAGTGAGGCGGATATCGTCGTAGCGCATAATGCCAAGTTCGACATCCTGTGGCTGCGGGAGATGGAGTTCGATCTGCCCGAGACAGTCTTCTGTACGATGATCGGGGAGTATATCTTTGCCCGCGCTCAGTGGCGTCCGCTATCTTTGAAAGAAACCGCTATTCGGCGGGATGTAACTCGGAAGCGAAATGACGTGACCGAAGACTATTTCAAGCAAGGGATCGGGTTTGAGGCCATGCCGCTCGACGTCATGGTGGACTACGCTGATACAGACGTCCTGTCCTGTGCGGAAATTTACCTCGATCAGCTGAAAGAACTGGAGCATCAGGATAATCGGGGTCTGAAGCCAGTCTTCGATTTGATGAACGACATGCTGTGGTTCTTAGTGGAAATCGAGAGTAACGGTATTCAGATAGATCTAGATGCCTTGTCTGAGGTCGAGGCAGAGTTTGTGGCAGAGAAGGAGCAGATCGAGCGTCGTCTGCAGGAGATCATTTCGTCGGTCATGGGGGACACGCCGATTAATCTCAACAGCGGCCCGGATATGTCCGCTGTGATCTACAGCCGTCAGGTCACTGACAGACATCTTCACGCCCAGATGTTCAATCTTGGCCTTCAGCCAAACGGTAAGCCCAAGTATCCGCCGAAGATGAAGAACCATGAATTCGCTGCAGCGGTCCGGGCGACCACAGAAGTGGCGAAGAAAACCGTCCTGCATCACTGCAGTTCCTGTAATGGCTCCGGTTATCAGTTCAAGACCAAGAAAGACGGGTCTCCGTATAAGCGCCAGCCCAAATGCAAACACTGTGAAGGCACTGGATCTCTCTATATTCCGACAAAAGAGACAGCGGGTCTGCGTCTTGTTCCGCAGGGTCCGCAATATGCCTCGGTTCATGGCTTTAAGACTGATAAGCAGACCATCAAGCTGCTGATCGCCCAAGCAGAGGATAAGAAGCGACCTATTGCTGTCGAATTCCTGCAGAAACTGTCCCGGTTGAATGCGGTGAATACCTACCTGTCTTCATTCGTGCGGGGTATTCAGGCATGGACCCGTCCTGACGGGCTTCTGCATGCAAACTTCAACCAGACAGTAGCGCGGACAGGTCGTCTGTCGTCCAGTAAGCCGAATTTCCAGAACCAGCCCAAAGGCGGAAAGTTTCCGGTACGGAAATCGGTGGTCAGCCGGTTTGAGGATGGTTTGATCCTTGAGGCGGATTTCTCTGGCCTTGAATTCCGTGTGGCTGGGGAACTAAGCCGTGATCCGCAGATCATACGCGACGTTTATGACGGCAAGGACATACACAAGCAGACCGCCAGCATCATCAATCAGTGTGATACCTCAGAGGTCAGCAAGGATATGCGGCAGGCGGCGAAGGCGTACAGCTTCGCGCCGCTTTACGGCGGAATGGGGGCGTCTGAACCTGAGCATATCCAGAAGTACTTTAAAGAGTTCTTCAACATCTACGTCGGCATGGCGAATTATCACAAGGAACTGTTCAATGGAGTGCTGAAGGATGGGATCGTCCGCATTCCGTCTGGGCGAGAGTACTACTTCCCTGACGCCAAGCGACTGAGTAGTGGCAGGATCACGAACGCCACCGCTGTGGTCAATTACCCGGTGCAAGGATTTGCGACAGCGGATCTGGTGCCTCTGGCCTGTATCCGGGCATTGAGACTGTTCCGGCATTACGGTCTGCAGTCAAAGCTGATCCTCACTGTGCATGACAGCATTGTCGTCGATGTCTTCCCCGGCGAATTGGACATGGTCTGCGCGACGGTGTCTGAGGCGATGGACATTATTGGAGAGGCAAAGCGGCGGTTCGACTATGATTTTGTCCTGCCACTGGCAATTGAGATTGAGGCTGGCCCAAATTGGATGGCGCAGGAGGAAATTCCTTTGGAAAAAGCCGCTTAACCTCACACTAAGGTATCAACAAGGGTTGCAACAGAATTCCTACTAGGGTATCATTAAGGCTCCAACATCAACTGGAGCAGTTAAATGACAGGCACTGAACTCGCCACAATGGACTCCGCCGAAATCAAGCGGATGCAGGAACTGATGGGCGTCACCTCGAGTGAGGGAGGTGGCACTCCTCTCCTCAAGATCAATTCCCTCGATGAGGACGACAACGGCAAGGAACTCCCGAAGGGTACGTTCTTCCTCAACAAGTCTCCAATCGCCTACGCGAAAGAGGTCACGATCCGCGTTCTCGGGGTCCATTATCAGTACATGGAATACGACCCGGAAGCCAACAAGCTGGTGAACCGGACCATCATTGTCCCCAACATGCAGCAGGAGATGCTCGACGAAAAGGGGTCGACCCGCTGCGGTATGCCGATGGGCAAGTCCAAGATGGACCCGGATATGAAGGAGCGGTTCAAAAACGTCACAGCGTTCCGTCAGCTTCGTGGAATCGTCTCGTACACCGGCAAAGATGCGGACGGAAACGAGATCACCT